CCTGTTGCGTTATTCGCACTGTTCGCACCACAACCTGCGCACGCCACACAAACAGGGCTGCTAGTTCGTGGCTATCAGATAGATGAGATACCACCAACGAAGTCTGATCTTGCTTACCCTTTGTGCGGTACTTCTGTTGAACCGTTTATTAATGCGACTTGGGACTATGAGCAGAACTTGTTTGGTGAGTGCGGTTGGGATTCTTTCATGCTGCATTACACAGGGTTCATCCAGATCCCTGAGCATGACACGATTGAGTTTTGGGTTGCGTCTGATGACGGTGGCACGGTCAAGATTGGTTTAGAGGAGTTTGGTGTTTGGCAGGATCAGGGATGCAGTGCAACTATGTCTGGCGAACTGCAACTTGAGGCTGGAACACAACCACTTGATGCATGGTTTTACGAGAACGGTGGCGGAACTTGCTTCATGCTTGCATGGAACATTGATGACACAGGTTGGGAGATTGTTCAACCAGAGTTTTTTACTAATGAGCCTTTAACGCCTGCAACAACTTCCACGCTCGGAACGACAACCACAGAAGCAAGTACCACGACAACGGTGATGCCAGCAAGCACCACCACAACATCTATTTACCTGCCAACCACAACGGCAGCACCACAAACAACAACAACAACGCCCCAAATAATCTCATCTACAACCCTTTATGTTTCCAGTACCACGAGCCTTTTAGATCAGCCCACAACAACAACGACAAGCACAACAACAACAACAAGCACGCTGCCAGCGACAACAACCACAACAACTTCAACCACATCAACAACGACAACATCAACAACGACAACATCTATTCAGTCCAATCCTCAACCTGTTGAAACAGTCGTGGCAACCACTTCAATACCAGCCACAACAACCACGCAAGAACCCCTACCAGAAACAACGCTGACCACATCCCCACAGGCTACAAGCACCACTATCCCTGCCACTACGACCACCTTATTGCCCCCTGTAAGCCTCCCTAACGCCCCAGAAACCACCCTCCCTACCTACACACCCCCCGAAACAGGAGAGCCTTTAACGCAAGCACAATTCGCTGAAGCCCTAACAGCATTGTCGGAAGCGACACCAAATCAGGTCACACAAATTGTGGACACAATCCTGAATAGTGAGGTCACATCACAACAAGCAGAACAGTTGGTGGCAGCCGTAGAAGTTCTGTCTGCGATCACAGGTGATCAGGCGCAAGAGTTGTTTCAGGCAATTGAGCCAGCGCAACTATCAGAGTCAATGGCAGCCGTTATTTCTGATGCGATGAACGATCCTGCTGTGCCTGATGAAGTGAAAGAGGCATTTGAGGGAACGCTAAACATTTTCGGTAACGATGGTTTCGCAACCTATGTTCCGCTTGGCTCGAGCGTCAATGTTTCTGTGAGGCGCACAATTATTGCAGGCACTACAATTCTGGTTGCTTTACCATCCCCTGCACCTGCGAGGCGTACATGAAACGAATCCATGATTACCTGATTGAGAATGCTTGGGTTTGGGCTGGTACTGGTTTAGTGCTGCTTACTTTGTCTGGCACGACTTTGCGTCAGGCTCTGTGGATAACCTGCCTGACGGTGCTAGTACACTTTGTGGCAACGATGTTGAAGAAAGGCGATCCCGAATGAAAAAGGCTCAAGATGTCGCAGGAAGAATTGTTGCGTTATTTCTCACTAATGCGCTGGGTGTAATTACAGGTGCGTCTGTTATTGCTCCAGAGTTGGAGATTTGGAAGGCTGCTGCACTTGCTGGTGCGGTTTCGGTGTTCAAGGTTGTCGAGTCTCTTGCCCGTGCAAGCGTGGATGGCAAACTCACTGCTGATGAAATTGATGCAGCGTTTGGTGCGACACCTGCAAAGATCGCAGCCAAGAAGGTTGCTAAGAAGGCTGCCAAATGAAACGCCCATATACGGGCAACAAAGATGGTGCTGCAGCAGGTGAGCATCCACAGTTGTCTGCGTTGATGAAAGAGTTGTTCAAGGCTTACAGTCCTGCGCTTTGGAATAATGGAAGTTGGGGTGTCCGAAACATGCGTGGCAAGGAGTCACTTTCGGTTCACGCAACTGGAAGAGCAGCCGACATTTCGTTCCGCAACATGGGTGATGGGAATCGTGGCGTTGCGCAAGGTGGGCGCAAATACGCTATGGCTGCAATGGACTATCTCGTGAAGCACGCTGACGAGTTGGGTATTGAAATGATCATTGATTATTTCCCTGCACCACACGGCAGAGCAGCAAAGTGTGACCGTGATATGGCATGGCAGAAATATACAAAGGCAACTGTTTCAGGTGCGCCGAATGGAGATTGGTTTCATGTGGAAGTTGATGGTAAGAAGTCATCTGAGCAGATTAAGGCTGTTTTTCTGGCGAATAAGCCTGCGGAAGTGGTTGTAGGTGCATAAGTGGATGTGGGTACTGCTTCCATAGTTGTTGCTTGTATTACAACGCTTGGTGGCATTGTTATTGGTTTCATGCAATCATTTAAGAAGGAGACGAAGGCTGCCAGATTAGAGAACCGTGAGGATCATGCTGTTGTGCAGATGCAACTCAAGATGATCTACAAGGGTTTGAACAAAGTGGATAACAAGTTAGAACAACACATTCAAGATCACAGAGAAGGTGACTATGGGAAAACTGCTCAAGCAGATAGAGGCAACGCCAGTTAATGCTGGTGGGAAACAATCAACAGTTGATCTGGCGATTCAATCAATGCAAGGAGAGGACAGAGAGGACTTGGTGTGCGCTTTGCGTAATCCATCAATCTCAGCATCCGTTATTTCGCAGGTGCTGCAAGACAACGACTGTTCAGTTACACGCAACGCAATCGTGCGTTGGCGAAACAGGGAAGGTGTCTGATGGGCTTGGGCGATCAAATCAATGAGGCGTTAGAGGTTGAAAGCAATGGTGAGTTGTTGCGTCTGCGCAAGCAACGTGACAGTTACGCCAACCAGAATGTGCGCCTACAAACGAAACTGGATGAATTAGAGCGTGCGCTATCGGTAGTGGATCAGGTCAACGGTTTAAGCGTGCAACCTCCTGTGTGGCTCGCACCAGCGAAACCAAAAGCCCATGCAGCGACCCTTGTTGTGATGCTTTCTGATACCCACTTTGATGAGGTAGTTAACCCTGATGAGATGGAAGGCTTGAACGCATACAACCGTGAGATTGCGATGTTGCGTCTCGAGAAATGGACTCAGAATGTGATCAAGATGGCACGCCACTATTTATCTGGTGTGAACTATGACGGTGTGGTTCTGATCTTGGGCGGTGACATTTTCTCTGGCGATATCCACGAGGAGTTAGCATTAACCAATGAGGACACGATGATCGGATCATTGTTGTTCTGGGCTGAACAGGTATCGGCTGCTGTGGAACTGTTAGCAACCGAGTTCAAGAAATGCCATGTGGTTTCTGTGGTTGGTAATCATGGCAGGACTACACGCAAGCCCCGTATGAAACAGCGTGTGAAAACCAACTTTGACTGGTTGCTGGCAAAGATGGTGGAGCGCAGTTTCGTAAAAGATAAACGGGTGACATTCACCATTCCAGAGAGTGCTGATGCGCTAGTGCAGATTTATGACTACGGGCATCTGATAACGCACGGCGATCAGGTTTCAGGTGGTGGTGGTATCGGCGGTATCTATCCACCAATCATGAGGATGCGAGCAAGGAAACACGCTCGATACATGGTCACAGGAAAATCATTCCAAACTTTGTGGCTTGGTCACTGGCACCAGTACATCAGCACTCCTTCAATGGTAGTGAACGGCAGCCTGAAAGGATATGACGAGTATGCGATGTTGATGGGGTTCGGACATGAGCCACCTCAGCAAGCGTTAGGAATTGTTACACCTGAACGTAACCTGACGATTCAAGCACCCGTGTTCTGTTTGGATCGCAAGAAGGAAGGCTGGTGAAGTATGGCAACCTTTGTGGAGATTGTTTGGCATGACGCACACGCAGACACAAACACATGGATTGAGAAAGATGAAATTGACACCAACCCGTGTGTGGTTGTGTCGTGTGGGATTTTGCTGCCTGATGCAAAAGCGGATCACATTGTGCTTTCGCAGTCGCTGAATAGTTATGACCAGTATGACTGTGTTCTTTCTGTTCCTGTTGCGATGGTGCAGTCGATGCGTGTTTTGGGCAGTGGACTGGATGCGAACGAACATCTAGGGTAAGTCTGCCTTGAGTGTTCTCCTTCTCCGCTCAAGGCTTGGTTGAGCAGCCCTGCCCCCTAGTACGGGGTGGGGTTGTTCCCAAAGTCCCCTAATCTCTGCTCAGAGGCTTCCTGTGCCCCTGTGTGCGCCTGAAACCCCCTTCATGCCCTATTCATGCCCCATTTCCTAATTAGGGCTGAAATCGGGTCTTTGCTTTGTGGCGGTGGATCGGCTAAAATAGGTGCATGGGGAAATACCCCACGCTCAAGAGGAGGGCACAATATGGAGTCAGGAAAGAAGTTCAAACACCATCTGGTGCGTAAGCACAATCAGATTGGTAGCAAGACCATCAAGGTGTACAAGTTCAACGAATACGTAGCAGCGCAGGCTGCGATGGTTGCACTCAACGCCCAAGCAGCAGAAGTGAATCCAGCCTTCCGCTTTGAGATCATCACGATGGAGGTGAAGTGATGAAGCAAGAAAGCATTTTGATCACAAACCATTTCTTGATTGCAATCGAGCCAACCTCAGATGATCATCCAGTTGGTTGCGGATGCGATGACATTCAGCGCCATACGTATCTGGGTGCGATAAGGCGAGGGCAGGAGATGAAAAGCGGTGTCAAGATATTTGACCTGACTGATGAAGAGTTGGATGCGCTGATCAGCGAGTGCAAAGATCAGGTCTACTTTGTCAGCCCAAGCCATGTTGACTCCGATGAGTTCCACGCCTTCCTGAACTCGTATCACGGGATGAAGCGACTGCTAACCAAACTGCAGCAGGCAAAGGCTGGTGCGTGATGAACCAAGTCAGATGGAAGTGTGGGGTCTGCGATAGTGGAGTGCTCGCACCAACGAAGCCACGACTCAATGATGTGCGCAGGTACTGCCTGCCTTGTTCATCCAAGACGGGAAAACTTGTCGAGCGAGTAGCACCGACTTTGGAGAAGCAACGCACCGCAAAGAAAGCAGCAGTCAAAAGAAAGAGCGTTGCAAAGCGAGCAACGGTTGCGAAACGAACTGCACCAGCGAAAGCGCAGCAGCGGATTGATGCGAAGCGTTCAAAGATGATCCACGAGGAAGCGGAAAAGATATGGAAATTGATGCAGCCGTATCACAACGGCAAGCCACTTCCTAAAATCAAAATTGCTAAGGGCAAGAATTGGGGCAGCCAGTACGGGTACGCCGAATCAACCTTCCGACACATTCAAGTCAATGTGGATCGTGACCAATCACCGAAGAGAAGTCAAAGAGTCTGGCAGGTGCTGGCGCACGAACTTTGCCATTGCGCAGTGCCACCGATCCACAGGAACGGCGCACGAGATGTTCACTCAAGAGAGTTCTACCATTGCCTCAGAGACATTTGGCAGAAGAGATGGAAGTGCGAGATCTCCTTCGCAACGGTTTCCACTTGGGGATATTCGGTTGACCACATCATCACAAGGCAGGCAAGTCACTTGATTAATTGGCAACTGCCAACCGTTGAGGTTGCGAAGTGGGACAGGGCGTGATGGCGAAGGGAAACGAGCAGGCTTGGCTTTGCACGGAGTGCGGTAGCCGTATCACAACCTTTGTCAAGGTCAGCGAGCCACCCGTGTGCAGCAGGCATCTGAAGCCAGTGCGTATGGCAGAGACTTACAAGATCAAATGGGGCGAGCGTAAATAACCCCGTTACACCCATCGGATAGAACTCGATCAAACAACAAACAGAGGAGAAGGCAATGGAAGTGATACCGAAACAGAAGCACGGCAGTAAAGATTGGTTGCTAGCGAGATGGAAAGATGAGGATGGAAGGTGCGTCTTTGGTGCATCTGATGTTCCAGTATTGATGGGTGCAAGCCCATATAAGACCAGAGGCGAACTGTTTGCCGACAAGGTAAACGAGCCAGTCGAGCAGGAGGAGACAGCGGTGTTTCGGCGTGGCAACTTGCTGGAGAAACCACTGCTTGAGGAAGCGTCACGGATTCTTGGCACAAACATTTTCACACCAGATGTGATCTACCGTGATGGGCGTTTGTCAATCAGCCTTGATGGTGTTGATAATGAGAAGCAGCCAAGTGTTGTTGTTGAGGCTAAGACTTCAACCCGTTACAGCATTTACACTTCAGAGGATTTGCCTGATGAGTGGTGTTGGCAGGGTTGGGCGCAGATGGCGGTACTGCAAGTGCCTGTTTGGTTTGTGGTTTTGGATCGTGACCAACGCATATCGGTGGTTGAGTTGCCTGCTAACCCAGAGGCGATTCAAGCGTTGCAAACGGAGACTGCGGTGTTCGGCGGTTGGGTTGATGGCGATCCGATGGATGAGGACATCAACAATTTCAGTGCAACCGATATCGCACGCATCTGGAAGGCAACACCGACCAGTGTTGAGTTGCCTGCGAGCGCAGTTGAATGGGCGTTGCAGTTAGAGGAGGCTCGAGCAATGGCGAAGCAGGCTGCCGACCTAGAAACCAAAGCGAAGGATGCGCTTGCCCAGATGATGTTGGGTAACGAGATCGGCACGGTCAACGGTTCACAGTTGGTCACTTGGAAACAACAGGCAGGCAAAGCATCGCTCGATACGAAGCAACTTCGTTCAGATCACCCAGAGTTAGTACAGCAATATGAAAAACAAGGCGCACCATTTCGTGTGATGCGTGTAACGAAAGGAAAAGGAAAATGAGTGAGGAAATAAACACGGTGCTGCTGCGTGCCGTGCTCGACCAGTATGCAACGCCTGATCCCAAAATCGTGGGGACTATCCCACGCAACGGAATCAACCTTGCATATGTCAGTCACGCAGACATAACCAAAATCCTTATTGAGGTTGACCCAGCATGGAGTTGGCAGCCGATTGAATGGGTGAACGGCAGACCAGCAATCAATGTTGAGAACGGCACAGCAACAATGTGGGGCACACTCACCTTGCTAGGTAAACCGATGTTGGGTGTTGGTTCGGTTAGAGCCGATAAGCAAGACCTTGATAAAGAGTTGGTGGGCGATTTCTTGAGGAACGCAGCGATGCGTTTTGGTATTGCCCTGAGCCTTTGGTCAAAGCAAGACTGGTCGGATAACACAACGATCACCAGCCTTCCTGCTGTGCAAGCCAAGCGTGCTGAGGAAGCCAAACCGTATGTGGGCAACCACCCTGCGAAGGGTATGCCTTCACCAAAGGTGGTGCGTGAGTTCGTGCAAGATAACGAACCAACCCCTGACGAGGTTGCAGAGATTGCAGCACAGTTCAACGCCACGATTGTTGAAAACATAACGCCGATCAAGGCTGCTAGTTCTGGTGCAAAGGCAAGCGATAAGCAGAAGGGTTTGATCAGCAAACTTGCCAAAGAAAAGGTCAACGGTGACTGCGTTCCTTTGATGCAACAACTATTCAACAAATCTGCGGTTGGTGAGTTAACCAGCAAAGAAGCATCTGGTTTGATCAAGCAGTTGATGGAGATGCGATAATGGTTGCTGTTGAACTGAATCGTGCAATGGCACTGCTAGATATTGTTGCAGCAGCACGGATTGTGGTTTCACTCGATGGAACGGATCGTCTTTCGCTTTCAGAGTTGCGTGAAGCATTGGCTGCTTACGATCTGTCAACTGGCAAGGTTTCGTGAAGAGAGATCACTGGCGAGAGGATGCGTTGTGCATAGGGCAACCGTTAGAGATGTTCTTTGCCTCGCAAACTCTCGCTGAGGATCGTTGGGATGCAGCCAAAATCGTGTGCAAGAAATGCACGGTGAAAAAGCAATGTCTGAAACTAGTGATCAATTTGCCAGAGGATGATGACCGTTGGGGTGTATTTGGTGGTCTTTCACCTGCTGATAGGCGTGTGTTGCGTGATGACATTAAGAGAGGGTTGAAAGATGCGTTGTAAGTGCACATTCAAACGGATATTAAATGAGACTATTTGTGATGAAGGGGATGATGATGAGTAAAGAAATAAAGTTAGAACGCACAGATGTTGCCAATGGTGCGCTTGATTTTCTTTTGGCACGGCTACAGACGGAGATAGACGAGTTGGATAAACGGCTCGAGACGCTGTTTGTGGATATCAACGAATTGAAAAAGAGGAACGATGGGTAGGAAATATGATGTTCGTACTTTCCCTGCGAAGGAACTGGTCAAGAAGTTTGATCCCAATACCAGCGTGATGACTATTGCGCAGGCGTTAGATATGAAACGCTCAACGGTGTATAAGTGGTTTCAGAACGACACGATGATTACGCAGTGGGCTGCTGATCGGTATGCGGTGAAGTTGGGTTTGCATCCTTCAGAGGTGTGGCTCGACTGGTTCGCACTTGAGGCTGTCTGATGGATGAGCGTAAAGGTGAATGTCAGGGCAATCAGGAGAAATGCAATCTTGATGGATGTCCGAAGTTCGGCACGCTTGGTGTTGCAGGGCGTGACGGTAAACGCCGAATCAAGGGTTGCAGTGATCCTGCTGCACGGGGAAAGCGGTCTAGGCGCAAGGGGCTAACAAAGCAGCGCACAGCCCGTAAGCGTTTGGGTGTTGCGCCTTCACACAAATTCGGTGACGGTAACGAGGAACGCTGGAACGATGCCCTGTTCGCCAACGAGGTGAAGGCTGGCAAGCAAATCCAGCCTGCTGTGAACGCTTGGGTGCGTATCGAGGCGCAGGTCAAAAGCAATGAGGCTGACTTTGGCTCTAGGCGCAAACCTGCAAGGGCTGTGTTGATGCCAGATGACTGGGGCAACGAAGGCTTGGTGATGATGCGCTTGAGTGCGTGGGAGGAGATTGTTGCTCCAGCGATGCAAGCCTTCTATGAGGCTTCAGATGAGTAAGCCGTTTGATGCAGACCTATATCAAAATGATGATGATGCAAAGTTTCTGGTCTGGGATTGGTTGAACGCTAGAGGTCACATCATTGTTTTGAATCCTGATCAGTACGGGATTGATCTTTTGGGTATAGACAGATCAGAAAGAATGTGTGCTTGGGAGGTTGAGGTTAAACACAACTGGAAAGGCTACGAGTTCCCGTTTGACACGGTTCACTATTCGGTGAGGAAAAGAAAGTTCGTGAAGCCTGATGTGGTGACATGGTTTATCACTTTGAATCACGAGCGCACAAGGGGTGTTGTGGTCAGTGGCAAAGATGTTATGGAAGCACGGATCATTCAGAAATCAACTATCTACACGCAAGATGAGTGGTTTTTGGAGATTCCGATTCGCAGGGGTATATTCGTTGATCTAGAAATGGAGGGGCAGAATGACACCGATGCAGATTGAGGGGATGGTGGACAGGATTTGTGGTTTGTTCCCAACAACACAGATCGGGCGCAACACGGTTAAGAACGCTTGGACTGTAGATGATTTCTTGCTCGATGCTGATGTGGATGAGGCACGCAAGGTAACGGACTGGATCAAAGCCAACAGCGATAAGTTCCCTGCTTCGCTGCGAGAGTTGCACAACATTTTTCGCAAGGTTCGTGGGTTGGGTACGAAGAACCAGCCGATTGAAATCAAGTGCGACATTTGTTTGGGCACGCTTTGGGATGACGGGATCAGATATTCGCAAGATGGCAAGCGTTTAAGTGAGCAGTACGAGTTAGAGGTGCACGGGCATGTTTACAAGGTGGTTCGCCCTTGCCCTAACTGCAGAGGGGTTGATTGGCAGTTGCCAGAGAGTTAAAAGGTTTTCACAATCGGCTAGTCGCATGACCTACACCGTTGCAAGGTGATCGGGTAACACACGGAAAGCGTGGGTAGATTGCGCTGCACCGAATTATGCGAGAAGAAATGATTAGGTCAAGAGCGTGAGGCACTGTGCGTTTGTATTTGGTAGTTGGAGTGAGGCATCCCAACGGGGGAGCATTACAGGTCTAGGTTTGCTGTGAATCAACATATATATATGCGTTCATCGACTGCTATGCTTAAGACACACGCCGTATTGAGGCGAACGACCAGCGCAGATGTTGCGCCGTGACGCTCAGGAGAGCAACAGAAATAAACAAACAAACTTTAGTTCTATATCTATATCCAAACTTAGAGGAGGCGAAAGTGATGCGAAGTTTTATGAGGAAAGTATTAGTGAGTGTGGCTGTGCTGCTGGCAGGTTTTGCTGGTGTGGCGCAAGCGTTGAATGTTGATCAAGGTTCTGGTTCGGTGTATTTGGCAAACGAATATGTGCCAGATCGGGTTGTTGAGGTTCCATACCCTGTAGCGCCGAATGCGAAGTGTGGTCAATGGTGGCAGTCGATGCACGATCTTGGTTGGTCAGATAAGGACATTGTCAAAGGCGATGCGATTATGTTCCGTGAAAGCAGATGTAACGCAGGCAGTGTCAACCCTAAAGACCCGACCACTATCGGCAAGCACAAAGGCTCTTTCGGGCTGTACCAGATCAACCTGTTCTGGATATCAAAGACAACTGCATATCCCAAAGGCTTCTTGCAGACAAATTTAGAGCGAAATTTAGTGCCAACCGATCTACTCGACCCTGAAGTGAACCTTGCTGCAGCCCTAGCAATTATTGAATACAACAGGGCTGGTGGGGGCTGTGGCTGGTCGGCTTGGAGAGGCTGCTAGGAGGCGCTGTGTGGGGCTGTGAAGCCCTAAACCTGCCCCTGATAGGGGCTAGAAACCAGCCCTTTGTGGGCAATTTGATGCTTGCTTCCAGCCCCTGACACCCCCTATCCTCGTGTTACGGGGCAACCAGCCCCTGCTCAAGAGGAGGGCATATGCGAAAGATAGTTGGATGCAAGAGGTGCGGTGCGGAGTGTTTCTGGGACACGAATCGTCACGGCAAGAAGTACTTGGCTCAGGTAAACGAGCAGCAATACGAAGGTGGCACAGGCAGGTGGAAACAACCGCACTACTGCCAAGCAACCGATGAAGAGGCTGCAAAATTTCAGGAAAGTATGCAGCGCCTAAAGGATGAGGAAACGCTCCGCAACCAGACCGCTTTGGATAACGGCGAGATCGTGGTTGGTCAGATAGTCAAGGTGTATCGAGGGCGCAAAGTTCCACAAGGGACTATCGGGATCGTCTTTTGGGTTTCTGACGAAGAGGATGCTTTCGGTTGCTACAAGATCGGCTTCACAGACGAGGCAGGAAACAAGCATTTCACAGCGATCAACAATGTGGATTTCTACTTTGACGGTGCAGATGCGCTCAACGAGCAGCGTGTTGCAGAAGCCAAAGCAGAAGCCAAAGAGAGGCGCAGGCTCAAGAAAGAACTTGAAGCATCAGGCGAGGAGGTGGAGATCTAATGCAGACCTACACCTTGCAGGTTCGTACCCACACCAAATACGGTCACCATTTCAGCGACACGGTGCAATACCCTGCACGGAACTGGAATCAGGCAATCGCAAAAGCGAAACGGTACGCCACCAGCGCATACGGTTACAACAACATCACACAAGTAGAAATAGAGGGAATCAAATGAAAGAGATCAAGCGCACACTGGATCACATAGAACTGATCCAATCCGACCTTGCACCAATGTTTGAAGTCAAACTTCTGGTGGTCATGGAAGGGTATGTAAGCGAGGATGACGGTGACCTGACAGCAGCAGGGTGGTTATTTAACCTCCTGCAAATGGCATCAGACGGTCAAGACATTTCGCACGGTGCTCGAGAGTTCATGCGTTCCATGATCTCCACAGGCGAAACACAGGTTCACCTTTGCAAGATTGAGCAGGTAGAAGGATGAGCCAACGAGGATTTGACGCATGGCTTACAACCGAACCAGATCCGTTCCCGATCCACTTCAACTTTGACCCAACCGCACTCAACTATGAATGGTGCTTGGCGAAGGCGGTGCAGCAAGGGAAATGCGACTCCTGCAAATGCGATGTCGGCATCACCTTGATCGAGACAGGCAACGGTGGCACATCAGGAATGATCACCAACTACTACCAACTAGATGAAGACGCAGAACTGTTGTGGTGCGAGGAATGCCACGACTACGAACCAGAGGAGAAATAATGAGCGACATACCAGACTTTCAACTATTCGCCATCGGCTTGATGGTTTTGGGCTGCTACTTCACGGGCTACTACTTCGGCAAACTCAGTGGCAGACAACAGACTGAGGCTCGACACAGAACCCA